TAGGTGAAGGCAGAACTGAAGTTTCATGATTCTGTATGTAAATGGCGACAGTCATAGTGCCGGTGCTGAAGCAGTCAATGATTATTGCTTCGCTCAAGACGATTCTTTGTATTATGACCTCGGCCGTCTTCCGCATCCCGACAACGAAAAAGCCAGTTATGGTTGCTTAGTAGCAAATCAATTGTTTGCTGTACTACATTGCGATGCTGAATCAGCTAGTAGCAATGATCGTATAATACGTACAACTCGAGAGTACATTAAGCAAGGCAAACCTAATGCTGTTATTATAGGATGGAGTACACATGAAAGGCAAGAATGGTTGCACCATAACACTTATTGGCAAATTAATGCAGGTGGCGTAGGAGAAGACTGGCCTGAATTAGTAAAGGAAAGATACAAGTTTTATATTGCTAACATAGACTGGATCATGTGCGAACAACAAGAACATGAAAAGATTTGGCAGTTCCACAAAGAACTACAAGAACAAGAAATACCGCATTTGTTTTTCAACAGTTTCAGTAACTTTCGACACATCCCATTGCAAGATCGAGAAGATTGGGAAGATTGTTTTATAGAGCCATACAACCCAGACATGACGTATTACAATTATCTAAAGGATCAAGGACTTACTGCACTTCCAAGTTATCACTACAGAGCTGACGGTCATCGTAAATGGGCAGAATACTTGATGCCGCACTTGACTAAGCTTCTGTAATATGCTACTATTATTAAATGAAATATCTTATTGTAGACACAGCAAACACATTCTTTCGCGCCCGACACAGCGCACACCGTCAAAGCGACACCTGGGATAAACTTGGTTTTGCTGTACACGTTACACTATCAAGTGTAAACAAGGCGTGGCGTGACCATAAAGCAGACCATGTTGTCTTTTGCTTAGAAGGGCGTAGTTGGCGCAAAGACTTTTATGAACCTTATAAAAAGAATAGAGCAGTTGCAAGACAAGCACTAACCGAAGCACAAGCAGAAGAAGATACACTGTTTTGGGAAGCATTTGATTCATTAAAGACCTTCCTAGATGAAAAGACAAATTGCACTGTGATGCGTCACAGCAACTTAGAAGCAGATGATTTAATTGCAGGTTGGGTACAAGCACACCCAGATGACGAGCATGTTATTGTAAGTAGTGACACAGACTTTCATCAACTGCTGGCATCAAATGTACAACAGTACAATGGCGTAGCAGACGAGTTACACACACTAGAAGGTATATTTGATAAAAGAGGCAAGTTGGTGTTGGACAAAAAGACCAAAGAGCCCAAGCAAATACCTGAGCCACAGTGGATATTGTTTGAAAAGTGTATGCGCGGGGATAGCACAGATAATGTGTTTAGTGCATACCCAGGTGTGCGCAAGAAAGGCACTAAGAATAAAATTGGTCTACTTGAAGCATTTGAAGATAGAAATAAGAAAGGCTTTAATTGGAACAACTTAATGTTACAGCGGTGGACAGACCATAACGGTGTTGAGCATCGAGTGTTAGACGACTACGAACGCAACAGGATATTGGTTGATCTTACTGCACAACCAGACGAAGTAAAGCAACAAATTGCAACTACTATTACAGAAGGAAAAGTAAGTAGAAAGAGACCAATGGTAGGCGCACAGTTTTTAAAGTTTTGTGGCAAGTATGATCTGGTTAAGCTCAGTGAACACAGTCAACAGTATGCAGAGTTTTTGGGAGCAGGTAATCCAGAATGATTGATCAATTGATGGTCCAACAGCAGGTATACAACGTGTGGCAACACATGGTTGGTGTTATATGTTTAAACTGTACAAATCGTAAACAGGTTAAACGTGTACTGCCTGAGTTTTTTGCTAAATGGCCAACGCATGATAAGTTATTGCAGGCATCGCCACAAGAGATTGAACAAGTAATTGCACCACTTGGAATGAAACATGTACGGTTAAAAAGACTGTGTCGCATGAGTGAGCAGTTTGAAAACTGGGACGGAGAAGATGCCACTGCACTATATGGCATTGGCAAGTACGGCAGTGACAGTTATAGACTATTCTATAAACAAGAAATACCAGAGGACGTAGGGGATCACGAATTAAAAAGGTATATCCAGGAAGAACTAACGTTATGAATGAGCTCGTAGCAAAAACTATAATCAAAAACAAATATTGGGTAGTGGAACAATCAGGTAAAAAGGTTGCTACTATACAAGCAGTAGAAAACGGCGGCTTTGTTTATGTGCAAAACAACAACCGAGAACAATACCCTAGTGTAAAAACCTTGGGTAAAAAGTATAATATTCAGTTTACTCCAAATAGCAACAAAGCCAAACCTGAACAGATCAAGGAAGTTTATGGATTTCCTGCAGAAGGAAGAATTTATAATGCAATGTTTGATGTCAAGCATCAGATGGCACTATATACCAAAATGCCAAAGAGTCGCAGTCATTACTGTGCTGGTTGGTACTTGGTGAACACAAACAGCAAATGGGTTAAAACATTTTGCCCAAAGACCATTGTTATTAGTCGGTATCCGTGCCATGGACCATTTAAGACTCAAGAGCAGGCAATAGAAAAACTTAATAATATCAAAAAGGACGTATTATAATGTTTAAGAAATTTGTACAGGGTTTTATCCTGGGTGTAATTACAACAGGAGCAATTACTATTGGGGCAGAGATATTTGCAGAGCCAATAGAGCCCGAGATAATGTCCGATAACCCTGACGTAAAAGAACAGCTTCAAAAGCCTGTTGAATGCTACCATAGCGAAAGCGTACTCCAAGTATCGGACAAGCGTGGCTATACAGTATTCTGGCAGGGCAGTAACCTTAAAGATGATTACCCAGATAACACCATCGTGATACTAACGAACAACAAAACCAATGCATACATGGCGATCGAGATGAATAGTCAAGTTGCTTGTATACTTGGGTATGGTGGTAGCTTCTGGTTATTTGAACAATACTATCCTAACTTGGGAGACAACGATGCAGAAGATCAGTCTAGCAATTAAACAGTTTAACGATAAAGTTAAACTAATGAACCAAACTGGTAGTAAACAATTAGCACTAACAGTGGAAGAAGCACGTAACTTACATGCAGATATCTATGTGCTGTTAGCTAATCTGGCTGAGTCACAGGATATAACTCCTGCGGTTGAGCTGGTTAATTCAATTAGTGTAGACGGAGGTGGTTTCAGATGATAATATACCCACTTTTTAGTCATAAATACTATATTCGAGGAAATAGAGATGTCCAGACCAAAGCCGACGGTTTTGTTAGAACATGTTAACAAGATAAATTATAAAAGCGACCAAGTTCTAAGCAGTGATGGAATTTGGGCAGTTTTCTACGAGGACCGTCCGATTAACTTAAAGACACACAATATACTATTACATTACCCAGGACCAAAGTACAAAAAGGTAAGTTTTAGTAATAGCGGACATGCGATCAATCTTTGTAAAAAACTCAACGTTCTGTTTAAAACAGACAAATTCACAGTGGTGCTGATGAAGCAAGGTGAGCAAATCTTCCCTTAACCAGTTAGACTACACTAAGATGTTTTTAGAAAAAGGTAAGCACTTACCTAGTGCCAACCTAGAACTATGGCTACGCCAATGGTTTTGGAATCACACAGATAAAGATAGGCTACGGCTTAGCAAAAATGGATTTAGATACGTTAGAGATATCAAATTTACTTTGTTCAAGGTAAAACTCCCAGAAAAACTCAAAAACCGCACACTCATACAAATGAGTCGTTTGCTAAAGTGTTGTTATTACATAGAAAATTTACAAACAGTTTGGCTAACAGGTGAAGAAGAAACTGTGATGCTAAGACTGCATGCTGATAACCTACAGCAGTACTTGGATAATCAGGACTTGACAAAATACTAAAACTCCTCTAATATAGCACTTCTAGCTTACTTATAAGTTAGGAAATACATTTCGCTCAGACGTAAAACTGAGTAGCAATCACAATTTGGAGAATATTATGCAATTACAAGTCAATAATCCTATCGGTGTCAAGAAGGCTAAAAAACTTCTTACTAAGGCTGTATTATACCGATCCTACGCAGACCAGCACAATGCTAGTTATAATCATCATGGTTCAGAGTACGTGAATCTCAAGGATAGATTTAACAGCACCATCTCAAGATTACCTTTAGCCAAACAAAATGGTATACGTTCACAAGTTAATTTAGCAATTAAACAATTTACTAAAAAGTATCCTCACGTAAAGAAGTTTAGTGATTTACAACTTTGTGAAGCTGGAGCAACTCCTCTTAGTGACATCTTAATTGATATCACAATGCAACGTCTATTAGATCTTTCTTGGGTAGTTGAAATACTCAAAAACTTTAGAGAAGTGCAAGCAGATCCAATTAAGTTATATGAAGTTATAGATGGCGGAGATCTAGTTGAAAAATACAACTATCCCGTGGGTCAAAAACTGTTTGCTAGTTGGGACGCTCAACACACAGCGATAGTTTACTGGATAATTGGTGTAATGATTACCAAACAAGATCCAACAACAATTGAGGTCCCGAGTATCAGGTACAAGGTAAAAAATAGAGCTGATATTAGGATGAACTTTGTTAATGGTAATAGTAAAGTAGGCAAACACTTATTAGATTCAATTGATTTGTTTATGCAAATGGTACTAGGTGTAAGGATAGATGGGAGTACCAATCCAGACTGGGTAGACGCAGAACTTAAACAAAAGTACTTAGAAGAGGCTGACTTATTTATTACCGCTGAAAAATTTGGTAATACTCATGAGCCAGGAGCAATTGGTCGAATGGCTGAGATAGACAAGTACAATAGTGAGGTTATACGCAAATTTTGCATGTATACGACAACTATTCCAGAACCACGTCCTATAGCAAGTCAGGAAATAGAAATAATGTGTGCTTGGTTTGATGTAGCTAGAAAGAGTGGTATTAATTATACAGATGATGAGATTGTTGATTTAGGTAATCACTTGCATGAATTATTTGATGCAGAATTTCACGAATCAAGTATTTTTTGGGTACAGGTAAGACAGGCATACGAAAATTGGCACACAGATTTTTACAAGAGCTATCCTAAAAATGTTAGGCCTAGACCAAGTATGGCAAAGAATTGGAATACCGGGGGTACCTTCCTGTGGCATCAACTAAACAAGTCGTGGACCGGACAAATTCCTGATGCTGATAAATTAACTAATTCGTCCTTGTTTGTTCCACACCAAAAGGATCTATTCTAATGAGATCTAATTTAGAACAATTAAAAGAGGGGTGGCGCCCTTTATCTAGTAAGCCAGTAAAACGCACAAACCAGACATATATAGAAACATTAGATTTAGCTACTTTCGAAATAGAGCGTTTAGTTAATCTGTATCGTGCGCGGGACTTTTGTGAAGACCAAACTAATAGACTATACCGAGACAATATGGATCATTGGTTGAGAAGGTACCAGAGTTATTGTATTAAACAAAAAATCGAATCGCATTACAATCAATGCAATGTAAGTTTAGCCAACAAAGACTGTACATTCGAACATGTTATACCAGCCGGCCAGGTTGTATGGATGTTAATTAGGAAAGAATTAACAACAGCACAGGCTCTGAATGTACCAACCTGCAGATTAAGTAAACAAGATGATAAAAACCTTACCAAGAAGGGTTTAGTCAAATTGAACCTGGAACCTTATTTTCCATTTCGTAGATACTTACAAGTGAACAAGACTATAGAGATTGAAACATGCAATGGTGAAATAATTAAAGATCTTAGTAATTATACGTTACTTCAGCATTTTGACTTGTTTGATATTTCTTAATATTCAACAACTTATAACGCCAAATAAAGTGATTGACAAAGTCACGAGAATCGCCTAAAATAGTATTTGTTAAGTTGATAAAGGAGATAAAATGTCAGTAAGCGAAAATCGTACAGTAAATGTAGAAGAAGCCCGTGCTAGAATACAACGGTGCTTTAATCTTAAAAGACCTGTGTTTTTATGGGGGCCTCCGGGAGTAGGCAAAAGTGATATTGTCTCCCAAATTACAGATGATCTAAACGGATACATGATTGATCTCAGACTTGGTCAAATGGATCCAACTGATATTAGAGGTATTCCGTTCTTCAATAAAGAAGCTGAGAAAATGGATTGGGCTCCACCAATTGAATTACCAGACGAAGAACTAGCCGCTGAATACCCTGTCATCGTCCTGTTCTTGGACGAGATGAATTCTGCTACTCCTTCTGTGCAGGCGGCGGCATATCAGCTTATCCTAAACAGGCGTGTTGGAAAATATGTTCTTCCAGAGAATGTGGTTATCGTAGCCGCTGGTAACCGTGATAGCGACAAAGGTGTTACATATCGTATGCCTACTCCGCTAGCCAACCGCTTCGTTCACTTAGAAGTTAAGCCTGACTTCCAAACCTGGCAAACTTGGGCAGTTAAGAACAAGGTCCATCAGGATGTTGTTGGTTACTTGAGTTTTGCTAAACAAGACCTGTTTGACTTTGACCCTAGGTCGTCAAGTCGCTCTTTTGCTACTCCGCGGTCATGGGTGTTTGTATCGGACTTTTGTCGTGACACA